AATCTGCATCTCATCTGCATCAAAGACCATTGGGATAGCCTCAGCAAACGCAGCACCTGTATACCATGCCCACCAGATAGAGGCAATGTCAACGATTATCAACAACAACACGAATAGATATGTTACAACAGGTCTTACAGAGGCTCTGAGGTTGATAACCCACTGAGCAGCACCCTGACCTATAGCGATGTCGTGTGCGTACATTGCAGAGCGTTCCTGAGCCTGTGTCTCCATCTGTACTTGTTCTGTTCTAATCTCTTCGATACGAGCCTGTGCAACAAAGCCACGCTCCATCATCTGTAGTTCTCTTTCAGTCTGCATACGAGCTAGTTCTAGCTCATGAGATTTATCAGACTTGTCCTGGAAGAAGTCCAGCAGTTTAGGTAAACCACCCATTAAGAACGATAAGGCGGTTGAAATCAGTGTTAGCATTACTTGTCTCCCCAGACTATAAAATAAGAAACTACTGCAGCAGCTAAGAAGCAGTACAACTGTACTCTCCTGACTGCTTGCATATCGCTGTCAAACATCTTTTTATTTTGCATTTCTTCTTTGAGCATTCGCTGCTTGATAGCTTGTATATCATCCCAAGCTTTAGTTCCATGCTTGTTGATCACTTCAGCCTTCATACGAGTTTCCATCTTCTTTACTTCTTGGATGATTTCGTATTCTTTAAACGCTCTCATGACTGTGTTGTCTACTTGATACTGCTGTTCTTTACGTCTCTCAGCAGCCCTCTGTTGCGCTACCTCAGCTCCGTCCTTCTGTACATTTTCGATGCTTTTAGTTAATGATTTAGCACTCTCACGAGCAACATCTAAGCTACCTGTGAGAGTCTTTACTCCTTCGTTTATTCCGTATTGGTCTGCCATAGTTCTTCATAATATAAATATTATTGTACAAAGCTTCCAAAAGGTACATTCTGAACTGGCTCTTGTGGAGCAGCTTCTGGAAGAGTAGACTCTTTAACAATACCGTACATGTAACGTGGCAGGGTTGAATCAAGAGCATCAACTACTTGTTTTAAACTAGCAGGGTTCTGTAGCTTAAAGTCCATAGTGTTCTTGATAGCTTGTAGCTTCTGCATGCCATTACGATCCAATAGGAGCTGTTTGATAGCGTCGTCAGTATCTGTCCTCAACTGAGCTGTTTTAGCCCTGCTAAGCAGCCTTACAGCCTTCTGGAAGTTACTAGAGATACGGTCACGCAAGGTAGAAGCAACATAAGGCACATCTAAACCAGGAACAATCTGACCAAGTACGTCTGTATCACCTGTCTTAATTGCAGCTGTTATCTTAGAGATATCTGCTTTCTGCAAGGCATCAGACATAGTTAAGATATCTTTTACTGCTTGTTGATATCCTTTACCAAAGACTTTATCGATAACAGCCTTGTTCTTAGGGCTGGTTAAGAAGCCTACACCGCCATCAGTACTGTTACGAGCCTTCTCCACTACCTCAGCTTGGATGTTACGCATCACTGCTGCAGAGGTCTTCTTATCCAACTGAGACAAGTCTTTAGTAATCTTACCAAAGAAGCGTGGATCAGTGAATAAGCGACTAGCTAGTTCAGAGTAATTAGGGACAGCAATACCATCTGAATCCTTAACACTTAAAACAAAGTTATCAGCTACTTGTTTCTCAGCTAAGGCAACCTTATCATCTAAGTCTTTACGAGTAAGCTTAAGAGTGCTATCATCAAATAGAGTTGCTTGCAGCTTCTCACGCATACCAGGAATCTGATCAATAACAGCAGACTTATCCTTGATATACTTAGCTAATGCTCGTGGGTCTACAGCATCGTTCTTGATTACCCGCTTGTATACTTCAGACATGATTGCATTGTCAGCGATAGTAACACCTTCATCTCCACCAGCTTTGAGGAATTGACGAAGACTATCAGCATTCTTAACAATCTGAGGAGCTACCTGCTCTGTATACTTCCTAGAGCTAATGTCTTTAATACCTTGTGAGCCAAATGGAACACCAATCTTTTCATAGTACTGCTTATCAGCATTTATTAGAGCTTGATTCCAATTACCAGGAATCTGTGTACGAGCAGCATCAACTATATCCTCTAGCTCATTGAGACGCATTACAGATTTCTCATCCATCTTAACAGAACGCTGAACACGATTAATCTCTTCTTTTAAGGAGATAACTGTATCAAAGTTGACAGGAAAATATTCACCATTTTGAGGAGCAAAGTTATTAGTAATGAGGCTATCTAAACGAGTACGACGACCAAAGATATCTTGCATATTATTAGCTACTACAAAGCTGTGGATATCACGAACACCTGTATCAGGAAGAACTGCTCCTGCTTTCTTAGCACCATCTTTAAGAGCGTCGTACATTGGTTGCATCTCTGCTTTAGCAGCAGCAGCCCGTATGTCAACCAGTCTTTGAGTATCAAGACCTAACTGAACATTATCAGGCTCAGGGAAACGAGTAGTCAAATCATCCAGCTTCTCGTCTACTGCTTGACGAAGCTTAATGTTCTTGTTGATCTGAGTTGTTAATGGAGTCTTAGCACCTGTAATAGGTGTGTAACGATTACCAAACAGATCAGTACTCTTTTGATCTACGTTCTGTAAGAATGTGTTTAATTCTCTATCAATCTCTTGACGTACACCAGGGTTAGACTTAACTAAACGAGTCACTTCTGTTTGAACGATTGGGTTATCACTCATGGCTACAAGTAAAGGAACATCGCCTGTACCAACTACTTGACCAACACGCTTGAACTCGTTCATGATAGCATCAATGTTCTGGCTTGGTGTGCTCTTAGCTATGATGTCTAATAGACGCTTAGCTGCTCCAGAAGCATAGGCTTGACTAGCTGCGTCAGGATCTGCTTTAACCATGCTGTACTTGTCTTTAAGCTGCTTTGCAAAGTTAGACAAAGTACTAATGCTTGTCTCGATAGCTGCAGCAGGAGCAATACCTGTAGCAATACCAGCCACTTGACCGATAGCCTTACCAGTCCCTGTATCTTCTCCAGTGAGTGCTTTCTCTGCTTCTTGACCTACAACACCACCACCACCAGCTGAAGCACCAATACTAAATAAACCAGTAGCTCTTCCAACTACAGGAGCAACCCGTTCTACAACAGAAGAACCTGCTTTAAGAGCACCACTGCCAAAGTATCCTAAAGGGTCTGTAAGCATACGAGTACCGCTACCTACGATCTCAGCAACAGCATTAGGAGGAGGCATTTCTGCCTCAGCACCAGTAACTGTAGCAGCAGCTTTTTGTAGACGCTTTACATTCTTACCGAATCGCTCAACAATACCACCCTTCTCACCCTTACCAACTAAGTTAGCAAAAGGATCAATAGCAAAGGTATCAATGATAGCTTCGCCTAATACAAGACTATCTGTAAGACCTAGTTTAGCTTGGTTGGCAATGTACTGAAAGTTACTGATCTTATCTTCACGAGTAGGCTGATCAACAACCTGTCCTTGATACTCTGTCCAAGGCTCTACAGATACAGTCCCTGTTCTTGCAGGAGTTGCTTGATACTCTTCCCATGGATTAGCCATTACTTAACTGCCTCCCAGTTATTTTGATCTGCAGGATCTCCACCTTTAAATCTAAATCCACCTTTTACTGCTCCAACTCTTGGAGCTGGTACTGGAAGTTTATATTCTTTAGGTAAAAGCTTTTGCTGTGCGTTAGCATCAATATTGCCTAATTCTAAAACCTGCCTAGCCTCTTCTCGTCCAGCCATATATCTATTAGCTGAATACACTTCTAGTGCTTTAACACCTTTTAGAATATTATCGATTTTAACATTAGTTGGTTTTCCTTCTAAAAATTTGTTAACACCGTTAATAACATCAGAAGCAAAACCCTCAGAACCTAGAATATTCTTAACTTCATTTTGTCCTATTTGAGCGTCGCCAGAAAGTTTTACTAACTCTCTTTGAAACAATGTAAGAGAAGTAGGATTGTTTTTAACTTCTTGTCCAATTGCAGCAATACGACCAATGTTATCTAAAGCTAGTTTAGGTTTTGCAGTGTACTCGTTAACAACATCTTTCGCTTGTTTTATTGTGGTAAACGGAATAGCCCCAGACTGTAACGGCTGAGCTACACCAGCAGCAGCTACTTTCTTTCTTTCGTCGAGTTCTCTTTGATTGTAAATAATAGCAGCCTTCTCAGGATCTCCACCAGCTTCTTTAAGAGCAATTGCATATAGTCCCTGATTAACTCGCTCACCAATTACAGGAGCTTGCTTAGTTACACCAGCTTGTTGAGCAGATGTTAATCCTACTAGTTGTTGATACTGAGGAGAAGCTTGTAATTCAGCAATCTGTTTCTCATTCAATGGTTGTCCACCAGCAGACATCTTAGCAATCTGAGATTGAACCTGAGCAGAGATAGGAGCAGAAACAATACCCATTTGTGCTGGGTTCTCAGTAACTGTCTTAACTCTGTCTAAGTACATCTTCTGAGCAGCTGTTTCAGCTTTCATTGCTTCTTGAGCAGCATAAGCTCTTGAGTCAGCATACTCTGCAGGTAAGTTCTCAGCTACAAAGCGGAAGTACTCAGGACTACCAGGAGTAAACTGTGAATCAGCTTGCTGCTTAACTTCTGCTACAGCTTTCTCTTTCTTTTGCTGAGGACTGTCCCCCATTAGACCACCAATCAGAGCACCGCCTAATTGACCAAGACCAATACCAATCTTCTCATAAGGAGACGAAGCTTGACCATACATACCAGCCCATAGCTTCTGTTGTTGACGCTGTTGTTCTAAAGGATCGTATCCTAGTAAACCTGTAGTAAAACTTGGAGCAATAGCCATAATATTTCCTTATTTTTTACCTGACATAGCAGTTCCAGTAGCACCAATCAAACCGCCCCAGAACTGAGCATTAGCAGCATTAGCAGCTTGAGTAGCACCATACTGAGTCTGAGCAGCTTGAGTCATGCCTTGACTGTATATATTAGCACCTTGTGTTTGACCAGGTTGTTGAGCAGTGCCTAACTGAAGTCCTAACTGGTAGGGCATCTGAGCCATCTGTTCTACTTGACCAGATACACCTAACTGAGTTTGTAATGGAGAGAATGCGCCAGCTCTTCCTTGTGCTTCAGTTCCTAAGAATCCAGCACCTGTACCAAACAAGCTAGTACCAAAACCAATACGCTGCTGTGCAGCTTGCTCTGCTTGACCAGCTAATGCTAAGTCTTGGTTAGCCATTGCATTGTAGTACGCAGCTAACTCAGGGTTAGTCTGCTGCATGTTACCAGCTACAGTACCACCAGTAGCTAAGCCACCACGACCAGTCTGAAATAACTGATTACGAAGAGCACCATATTGTTGTTCACGACCAGGGGCTAAGATAGCTTGCTGTGTACGCATAAACTCTTGAGCAGCTTGCTCAGGAGACGTAGCCATGTACTGCTCTCCTAAACTAAATGCTCTCTGAGCAGCAGGAGACAGAGCACCAAACTGCTCTGCTTGCCTAGAAGCAAAGTCGTAGCCTCCTCCAAACTGACCAAACAGTTGGTTCTGTAGAGCAGATAACTCAGGAGCAGCAGTATACCCAGCTGAAGATACATAAGGCATGCCAGTTGCAGGATCTGTAGATCGGGTAAACTGAGAAGTACCAAATCTTGTTGTCATTCCAACAGGACGAAATGCTGCAGCAGCTGAAGCCTCTCTAGCCGCTTGAGCCTGAGCTGCAGAAGCCCGTTCTCCAGCAGCTTTAGTTTCGTCAGCCCCTGTGAAGATATTAGCTATACCGCTTACTAATTTACCCATTATAATCCTCTACTATATATTAAATACATTCTGTTATCCTGTCCCACAAAAGGTTGAACATGTTTAAAACCGATTGTCTCTGAAAACTTAATTAACTTGTTATCTTCTTTGTCTAACATAGCTGCTAAAGGCACTGTTACTAAATTCTGTAGTACATCTAAATCTTTAAGGTATTCTTTCTTTACTTCTGGTGTCCACTTAAATACATCTGTATGAAACCAAAGCATGTTACTGTAGAGTTCTAGATACATCGTATAATCTCTACGATTTACTACTGGTACTTTTATCAAGCTGTACGCTTCCACATACGAACTACGATAAATGGCTGTACGTTAGCGTTAGTTGCACTTTCACCCTCAGTAGTCATATTTACAGTTATGCCAGTATTAGCTGTTTGAAGTACGGTTACTCCACCACCAACACAAGTTGTAGCTCCAACACCTTGAGATGGTTGAGAACCCGCACCGCCATAAACTAATCCACCAGACGACCAGTGGATATGACCAGGATCTGATACTGAAGCAGTATGAGTATGACTTACAAGAGTAGCATTCTTAGAACCACCTGTCTCTTCAGCAGTATCAAAGAGCGCATCACTAGCATCAAGACCAACCATAACACGACCTGCACCAAAGGCAGTCCATGTACCAAACCCTAAGAGTGTGTTTGGATTAGAAGAACTAGTTGCATTAATGTAGATAGAACCAACAGGGTACATAGATTGGAACGCAGCAGTTACAAAAGCTGTTGTTGCTAACTGAGTTGTACTAGAACCAGCACTAGCTGTAGGGGCAGCAGGAGTACCTGTAAATGTAGGAGAAGCAATGTCTGCTTTAGAACTAATAGCACCAGAGATAGAGTTAAACTCGTTATCTATTTCTGTACCTTTAACGATCTTGTTTGCATCACCTGTAGGTAGTGTATCTTTAGTAGCAAAGTTTGTGGCTTTGGTGTAATTACTCATAGTGTTTTACCTTGTTTAAGGAAGAAGTCTATCTTTTGAATTGAGAGAGGAGTACCATCAATGTCAGACTCAAAGCCTAACTGAAGAACAGTACCAGAACCTGATGCTGGGATGTTAGCAATATCCAAAGCAATACCATTAGTGTATGTAGCTACGTTGTATTCTGCTGTACCATACTCAAATACCTCTACTCGCTGCAGTACAATGCCACGAGAGAAGTAGTTACGAGTGTAGTCATATCCCCACTTAATAGCGATAGGCTGGTTAGAACCACCAATAGCTGTTACATTGATACGCTTAAGAATCTTATTTGTAGTAGCAGAACCAAAGTCAAAGTAGTTAGTGAAGTATGTCATACGATACTTAGCACCGTCATCTTCGTACAGATTGTACTTACCTATGTAGCCTGGCTTACCAATCAATAAGTCTCTAGCTTGAGTTACACAGAAGGCTGTAGGGTTAATCTGTTTCCATACAGTAGTTCTAGCTGCTCCATTTTGCAGTACACCTCTAGTGTCAAAGCAATAGGTAAATCCTGAACTAGGTAAAGACAACAAGTAGAAAGCATCTGTAGGAAAGTATGTAGCCTTGATATTCTTAGCTGTCTCTGATGCTACTAAGGTTAAGAGTTCATCTCGTACATTCTTAGAGATATCCCTGAATGGTAATGACTTCTCTTGAATTACACGTTGTAAGGACTGAACACCAGTAGAAGACAAAAACAATAAGTCTGTACCAATCGATGCTACAGAGTCTCTAGCGATACAACCAACACCTACAATAACATCGTCCAGCTTCATCTGTGAAGGATCTACTGGTGCGCTATAGATAACAATGTGCTTAGTACAGAAGATGATCAAGAAGCCGTTATGATCTGCAATAGCTACGATAGGATCATTGTTAGGAACTACTTCACTAATGTTAAGATATCCTGATGTACCAGTCTGCCATTCAGCAGGGTTTAGTAAGTCACTGAAGTATACAGTCTGTCTACTACCAGCCATGTCAGCTACCCACACACGACCATAAGCAGTCATAACACAGTTAGGAGTAAAGCTAGTTACAGTCTGTCCTACTGGAAGATTTGTAGCTACATCACCTAGACGCTGGAAACCATAAGAACCAGTATGAGCATGAGCAGTAGCACCTAGTTTATGAAACAATAAAGTAGGTTGTCCTTCTTGAACCAAGATAGCATGACCAGAAGGAGTAGCCCCTGTGTCATAAGGCATACCACTAATCTGCCAGTTATCATCGCTGATAGCATAGGTTAAGTTAGCTGTATCAGTACCATTACGAACCACTGCCTCGGTTAAGGTAGTAGTTCCAGTGTATATCTTGTTGTTGGCTGCAGAGATAACTACAGTACCATCGTCTTTAATAAGCTCATAGACGGCTTTAAACGAGCCTGTAGACGCTGCAGTGGTGTTGACCTTAGTCCACCCCTTACGAGCACCGATACGACCGTAGCGATCGATTACGCAGTTATTAGCCTCTAGTGCAAACCCACTGTCTAACTGAATAGAACTATCTTGAGTGTTTAATCCAGAGAATCCAGGAGCTGCGATCGAGCCAGTTGAGAGAGCTTCAGCCATTAAGTAGCCATCCAAGCAGATTCTTCAATGTAACGACTAGACTCGATAGCGATAGCGTCAGCTAAGGACTGGTTATAAATGAATGCTATTTCACCTGCTAAGATACCGCCATCTTCACCACGCTCTGCAATAGCCCTTGCAGCAGCATTAAAGATGACAGGCTCAGAAGGAACTAATAGAACATCAGCATCAGCAGACAAAGCTACTTGTGGTTTGATGATGTTAAAACGAACCTCATAAACCCCATTAGGAATAGGGAATAAATCTACCTGTGTGTCACCGTTGGAGTTTGTACCGTTGAAGTTGTAGTACGCAGGAGAACCCTTTTGTACTGAAGTTAAGAGGAACTGTTCGTTCATCCATCGACTAGTAGCATTTTGTACTATACTATTACTAGTATCATTTAAGACATCAAGAACCCTAAACCGTTGTCCAGAACCAACAAGAACATAGTTAAAGATAGTATCAGAAGTAGAGGCAGTAAGTGTTTCTGATAAGGCATTCCAAGCATAGGCATCTTCTACCTGACGCTTAGCATCGTTAACGAACTCACCAATAAGTTTAGAATAAGCATTATCCGCTACAGATGAAACCTCAGTTTCCCGTAGTCTTCGCAGTACAGAATTTACCAGCTGGATGTAGTTCATTTATTTTCTCTATGTTTATTAAGATAGCTAATAGCAGAAGCTAGTGTTTCAATGTTTTCTTTGAACATTCCTAAACCTACATTACATTTGGAACACAGTAAATCACGGACTTTACCTGTTGCATGGTCATGATCTACACATAAACTACTAGTTTCTTCAGCTTCATCTATTCCGCATATGCTACATTTGTGTTGCTGTTTAAGCAACTTCTCTTTATATTCCTCAAGAGTTATGCCGTATTTTGTTTTTAGTTTAGACCTTTTACCAGCTTCTTTGCCTTTAGGAGTACCTAAGTAGTTTTTTATTGCTTTATATTCTGTCTTAGATTGATAGGCTTTGTTTGCTCTTTTCTGAGAATCTAGTTGTTTATAAGGGTCGTATTCTTTTTGGTTCGCCATAACCTATATTATATCACAATTTAGTATAAAAGTCAAGCATTCTTTCTAGCAGTCCCACTTCTTGAGTGCTAGAGCCTTACGAGTTGGTCTACCCTTCTCATCCTTCATAGCCCCTTTAACACCACTCATGCGAGCACAAAAGGACTTACGACGACCAGCAGCTTTAGGGGACTTCTTAGCCTCAGCAGCAGACACAGGAGGCTTAAGATTAGATCCAGTCTTCTTGTTGTAGTAGTCTCTGCCCTTCTGATTGAGTCCACCTTCAGGGTTTTGGAACGCTTTCTTAGGCATTATTTCTTCTTAGCTGTCTTAGCAGCATCCTTAAAGTCTTTAGCCGAAGGAGCACCTTTGCTGCCTACCTTACGCATCTTCTCACCAGAGCCAGCAGCTATCCGCTTTTTCTTGGCTGCGATGTTGGCATACAAACCAGGCTTAGTAGCCACGACTCATACCCATCTTCTTAGCTGGTTTAGCTTTAGGATTAGTCATCTTAGCTCCTGTCTTCTGAGCATACGACTTAGCTTCTTTCTTACCCTTAGCTGTGTATGGGAACTTCTTGTCTTTGACCATTGGCATATTATTTCCTTTTCTTGGGTTGTGGTTTAGATTTACCTGCTGTACTCAGTGCGATAGCTACTGCTTGCTTCTGAGGTCTTCCTTCTTTAACCATCTTAGAGATGTTTTTACTTATTGTCTTCTCTGACTTACCTTTAGCTAGTGGCATGGTTAGCTTCCGTTCTGATATGCTGTGGATTGTACAATCTCTACTGTAAAGATACAACTCATAGTAGCTCCTGCTTCAGGAGTAGCAGTAACATAGTCAAACTCGTCCATAACCATACGACCTTGGTTGAACTGAAGAGCATCTCCTGCACCTAATGACTTAGCTCCTACGATAGGAACAGTAGCAGATTCACTAACATCATGCACTGCAGAAGAGATAGTTTTAGTTGAACCCCCTGAATTAGCTAGAAACAATAATGTAGCTATCGCCTTACATCCTTTAGGTACTGTATAAATAGTATTAGATGAGCCAGCTGTAAGATTCTTAAATACTGTGAGTTCTCTCATGGTTACTTTTTAAATATCATTTCAGACACATAGCTGATGAACGCACCAGCAACTGAGGCAACACCCATCAAAGCCCACAGAGAACCTTTACTACGCTCTGCCATAGCCACTAACTTCTTAATGTCTACTTCTAAAGCATCTACTTTACGCTCTAAGTTCTCTACGGAATTAACTAACTTGCCGTACTCAATAGGGTCAATGTCTGTCATTACATTTGCTTCCAACTTGCTGTTAATTCATCCCAAGCATAAAACTTGCCGTCAGTTGGCATTGGTGTTGGGGCAATCCACTTATTATCTACAAGAACCCAACTAGCGTATGGTTGTGGCGCAGTAAAGACACCATCGTTATATGTGTAGCCAACACCAATGCCATTGTTTAAAACTGCTATTGTGCCTTCTTCAAAAGAAGGGGGTGGATTGTCAGGTTGAGTTTCATACTCAATGTAGTTAATAACTAATCCGTTTTGAATGATTGCGTATTTGTTCATAGTCTTATCCAAAATAAGCAGTTACGCTAATTAGTCCACTACCGCCTGCTGATGGTGTACCAGTTACTGAATTAGACCCAGCCGCACCACCTGCGCCAACGGCATAAGAATAAGTTGCAGAAGGAGAAGTTATTAATTTTCTAACATATCCACCAGCACCTGCGCCACCTCCAAAAACAGCAGCACCTGATGTTCCACCAGAACCTCCGCCACCACCAAACCCTGCACTTTGAGCAGGTTGTCCATCACCGCCGCCACCAGCACCTGCGCCAAATGCGCTATTTCCACCACTATTACCCGTTCGACCGCTACCTGAGCAAGCCCCTGATGCTCCACCACCAGTTACATTTACATCGCCACCAGAAGCCGAGCCGCCAATACCAGCAGTAGCGTTTGCTAAACCAGCACCTCCACCGCCAGCAGTTAATGTGCCAAATGTTGTATTGCCACCAGCAGCGCCTTCCTGACCAGAGTTGTAATTTGCATTTCCACCAGCACCGCCACCACCAGCACCAACGCACTCAATGATTAAATACTTAGCACCCGTTGGTGTTGTATAAGTTCCTGAACTGCTTGTATATACAGTTACTTGTGGTACAGCAACACTTGCAGTAGTTACAGCTGTTACTAAACCTTTAGCATTTACCGTGATAACTGGAATCAAAGAAGAACTGCCATAGGTATTTGCAGTAACCCCTGAGTTATCTAAAGAGATAGCAGGAGTAGCTCCACCACTTGACGATATAGGAGCAGTTCCAGTTACGGATGTTACTGTTCCAGTTGTAGGTGTAGTCCAAGTAGGAGGAGCATTACCAGCAGAGGTTAATACTTGACCGCTTGTTCCATAATTAGTTCCACTAGAACCAAAAGAAACACCACCAGCAGAAGTAATACGCATCTGTTCTGCGCCATTGGCATAAAAGGCTGGCACACCGAAACCTGTTGCGTCATAGATACCAATTCCACCTGAACCATCAGAACGAACTTTTCTGAATGCCCAAGCACCAGCAGTATTGTTAATTACAGAAACAACCCCAGCACTTCCTTGTGCAACTTCTAAAGTTCCGTATGTTGGGCTAGTAGTACCTAACCCAATATTTCCACCCGCAGCTTTATAAAACTGTCCTGAACCTAGATTAACTACACCAGTACCACCTGTGAGTGTACCTGTGTAGGCTACTGTAGAGAACGCACCTGTAGATGCTGTAGATGCACCGATAGAGGTGTTGTTTATTGAGCCACCAGTAATAGCAATACTGGAAAGATTTACTGAAGCAGCAGAAGCAGCAGCAGCAGTTGCTGAGTTAGAAGCGTTTGTTGCTTGAGTTGATGCTGTACTTGCTGAACCTGCAGCAGCAGTGGCAGAGGAAGCAGCAGCGTCTGCTGAAGACTGAGCTTCAACAGCTAACTGAGCAACTAATGTAGCTTCGCTTGAAGAATCATTTACAGCATCACCTGAGCCACCTGCTCCACGATAGATTGACATTTAATCTCCTTGACTTGTTTAAATACACTCTATGGAATGTACTTAAAGAAACTCCCCCATCCAAGGTCAGATAGGACAGGGGAGGAGTTACTACTTAATGCTTAGCCGTTAACTGCTAATACAAAGCCAGTTTCTGGACGCAATACTTTAACACCGTACAGCGTGTCGGCAGTATACAGAGTCGAGAGATACTCTTGCTTGTACTGAGTCTGTGAACGAACACCCATCTGCTCAGCCAACACCATTGTATCACGGTGAGCCAAGATAGCTGCTTTAACATCGCCACCAACGCTGTTGTTAGCATCAGTTTCGATAACTGGGCAGTTGCTCGATACATAGATATCGATACCATACAGCTGACCAATCATGCCGTTCTGAACACCACGACCATCAACAAAGTCGCTAGAATTGTAGCGATCGATGCCCATGATAGCAGCACGAAGTGATGGAGGAACTGCGAAGAAACGACCATCCATTGGGGTATCAGCATCGTCCATGAGCTTGATCAAGGCACGGAAGCCAGCGTCAGTGAATACGTCGCCTGATACAACTGTGTCTTCTGCGTAAGCAGTTAAACCAGAAGAAGAGTCGATGTAATAGCTGGTGCTGTGTGTCCAGTCAGAAGCATCACCGTTACCGAAAGACTTACCTAATTGGAACAAGGTGTCGTCAATCTTCTTAGCCAATGCATAGCCAGCATCTTCTGTGTAGAAGCGACGGAGTGATGCAAGAGCCTGAACTTCAACGATGTCCTCGATGAAACGTGAGTACTCAAAGTGCTGGTCTACAGAAACCAGAACTTCAGTCTCGGTATCAGCTTGGATTGTTACAGCTGTGTTAGCTGCCTTAGCAGTTGCTACACCACGAGTTGGCTTAGGAATGTGAAGCGTGTCACCTTTCTTGCCCTTCATGGTCATCTTGTTTACGAGATTTGCGAGAACCAAGTTTTTCTTATAAGCAGCTACTACTTCGTCACTCCAAATTTCTGGAATAAACTTATCTGCTTGTGTCTTTGCTACGATCGATCCCGATCCACCTGGGTATGTTGCTGTTGCCATTTTTAATGCTCCTAAATAAAATTATAAAATAAAGTTACCGAACTCGTCCTTCAGCGTAGGCATTGAGGATTTCATCTGCCATACTCTCGTATCGATTCGGATCTTGCATTCTTAAGCGAATTAAGTCTGCACGACGATATACTGGTTTACCTGTTTCCCCTGTACCTCCTTGTTGCACAGCTGCTGCTTTGAGTGCTTTACTACGACCTTCTCTATCTGTCTTCTTCAGTGCTTCATCTGCAGCTTTGGAGGTTTCCTCTTTCTGCTGTCTTAAACCACGCAACGACTTGTAGTTGTCGAGTAGTTCTAAAGCTGAATCAACATCATAGTTATTAGCATCAGCATACAAACGCTGCCTT